CTTTTTTTATGCCTGTAAATCAGATAGAATTTCTATATGAAAGTAACAAATGAAATATTGATGCGTGAGATTATTGGTCTTAAAAAAGCAGTCGATCTAAACACAAGAGATATAGTTGAGCTAAAACAAATAGTAGCTCAAGGTAGAGGCGTATTCAAAACATTAGCATTTCTTGGAACTATTGCTATTGGATTTTTAACATGGTGGAATTCATGAGTTTTGAAATTTTAAATCTTTTAGGTAGTTCATTGCTGGGTGGCATAATGCAGATCATGGGTGCTAGAGCCAATGCTCAACAAGAACAACAGAAGATGTTAATGCAAAGAGCAGACTTTGTAGAAAAATCAAGAGATAAGATAAGGGAGATGGGTAATCCAAACTTCTTTAGCATGACGCGCAGAATCATTGCGCTTACCTGCATATTCTCAATTATATTATTACCAATGTTAGCTGGTTTGTTTCAAGTACCAATATATATTCAAACAGAAGTTACTACTGGTTCAGATTGGTTTTTGTTTAGCACAGAAACTACAAACACTGTATGGAAAGAAGTACATGGTATGCCATTTTTAGAGATGCACAAAAATGTGGTAATCTCAATTATTGGTTTATATATGGGTTCTAGTATTTCTAAAAATTCATGAGTAGTATCACAACTGCATTTTTAGTTGCACTTATATTCTCAATCCTAGTGGTTGGATTTCCTGATTTTTTAGAAAAGAAAATAAAAACAAAATATTTAAGACCTGAGATATCAGTTGTAGAATTTATTGGTATAATCAGTATTGCAGTATTAATTTTGGAGTGGTTGTTTTAGTTATGGATTGGAAATTTATTTTAAAAGGCATGGCAATAATTTTTATTATGTGTCTATTGTTATCTATAGAGGCTAGAGCAGATACGACTTCAAGTGGCGCTAGTGATCTAAACCAAACTAATCAAAGTGGTACAAATACCAGCATAAGTGGTGGCTATAGCCAAGAATCAACTACAACTTATCAAAGTGGCTCAAGCAGTAATACTACAACAAATAATGAAACTAATAATTCTACAAATCAAAAAACTGCTGTTAACTCAGCTAATGCTCCAGCAATGTCTAGTTATGGTCAGGATAGTTGTTTAATTCCAATCACAGGGTCAACAAGTACAATATCGTTAGGTATTGCTATTGGAACTTATGTAGAAGATAAAGAGTGTTCTGTTAGAAAAACAGCAAAATTGCTCAAGCAAATGGGTTTATCAATAGCATCAATCTCATTACTGTGTGAAGAAATGCCTATGGTTAAAAATGCACTAAGAATTTCAGGAACTCCATGTCCTGTATTACACAATGGAAAAAGTTATATTGGTGAAGAGGCTATAAAGATATTAAACATGAAAGATAAAAATAAAACAAAGGTCGATAGCAAACCATCAATGACTTGGAATAAAAATGATTAAGTTCTGTGCAGAATTACCCAGTAAATTTTGTAGAAATGCACGAGAGATCAAATCTGTGACATTGATTTTGGTGATAATGATGGTTTTTACCTTAAATTCATGTTCAAGACATTCTGTAACTTTGGGTGATATGATTATTCATGGGAGCAACGAGCAAAAAATTTATGCTCCAGTAAGAGAATGAAATATTTAATAGCATTATTATTTCCTTTAACTTTGTTTGCTGAAGTAGTTACTACTACCAATCTTATTAGCCAAGATTTTACAGATGGCTCATGGGATAACCCAGTTAATAGTTGGCACGCTCCTAATGATTTAGCTGGTTGGAATGGTTTAACACATTCAACTTCTGTAGTTTATGAAAATGATGCTTTAAAAAGTGGTTTTGACATGACTGCAGGTGCAGAGATATTTCACTGGTATAGTAATCAAACAGTACATATTACACAATCTGTAACTTTAGATGATGGTTCAGTTATATCACAAACTAAAAGCTATCTTGATTCTAGGGGTACAGTACATGATGTAGCTAACACTATAGTCATAGGTAGTAATACTAGCGCTAATTATGAATTAGGAATGAGTATATTGTTTGAAGACACTAGAGGGCAAATAGGACACTATTCTGCTGATGTTCGTGACCCATATATAACTTTAACTTACGATAATACGCCACCAGTACAGTTGTCAGATACACAAGTACAAGAAATAAATGAGATATCTTCTTTATTTGAAGATACAAAAAAAGAAATAGAATTAATAAATATTACATCAATAGAAGAAGTTGTTTTTGAACCAGTAATAGAAACTGAATTATATGTTACAGAAGAAATAAGCATTATGCCTGTTGACACTGTAGAAGATATTAACAAAGGTATTATTGATGTTTTTGAAATAGAAGAGGTTAATTATGACAATAACACGCAAGAGCAAACATTCTCAACAGATTTCCAAGAGCAAGAAATTGTCTTTGAAACAAGAGAAATCCAAGAAATTACAACAACAGAAACAAATACAGAAGAAATTAACGAGGACATCTATGAAACAAACTTTGAAACAGGAACTACAGAACAACCCATTCGAGAAAGCGATACAGTCGCACTCAGAGAAACAGAAGTTCAGGAAGAGCCAAAAGAAGATGAGCCTAGAGTTGAAACAAATAACAGAGAAGAACAATCAACTAGTGAGCCAGTTGAAGAAAGAGTTGATGATAGCGAATCAGAGAGAAGAACAGAGGAAACTGATACAGTCGCAGAAAGTAACGCACAAGAGCAAAATGAAGATAATACAGTTGTGGAAGAAACTGAAAGACCATCTGATACTAATGATGAGAGAGTTGCAGATAATAGAGATACAGATCAAGCAGAAAGTCAGGAGCTGGTTTCAGTAGAAGATATGATAAAAGAAGTAAACGCTACCATTACAAGAGTTGATTTAAGATTAATTGCAACTCAGCAAATACTGGCTAAAGCAATGGTCAGTGACTTAAACATTGACAGTTATTATAAGTCAGATAATAATGTCTTTAATAAACGAACATTTGATGGTGGTGAATTTTATGAAACGAGAAAATATATTGATGAGAGAAATTTGGTGGCTCAAAATGAGGGTGTATATTTTGACCCTCTCAATGAGCATCAAAAAAAACTACAAGAAATTAATGATAAAATTAGGATTTTAGAGAGAGATTAGTATGGGTGATTTAGGCGTAAAAGAATGGCTTGGCATTATAGGTTTATTGCTAACTTTAGGTGGTCTTGCAGTTCAGCAAGGCACGATTCTTGAAAAAGTAGCTAAACTAGAATCAAGAAGTATGCCTGATTTAAAACCCTTAAACGATAAGCTCAACAGTGTGGATAAAAGAGTTGAGCTTATCGAACTTAAAGTAGAAAGATTAGACTTAAAAAGCTCCAACCCTTTATTTAAGTGATTCTCTTAACTTAGGATTAGTAAGTTCATTTAGAAATTGTGATCTTGCTCCAATGGTTTCAACAACAGACATTTTCATTAAACATAGGTCTAACTTATCATCTGTTACACCAGTTTCTACCATTGCAACTATATCTTTAAAAACACTTTTCAATTCATCTGTTTTTTGTTGACTGTTTCTATATTTTAGTTTTTGTATTACTTCACTTATATTTACATCACTCATTTTTTTATCTCCAAAAAATTATTAAACTAAATATGACTGCACAAGTACAAAACCCAAACAACCATATTATAAATTCGTACATCATCTCCAAGATTCTCCATGAACCCAAGCGACAATACATTTTCTTACGCCTGATTTAATTGGGTTGACTTTATGAGTATAGAAACTGGTAAAACCAACCATATTAGGCTCATCTGCGCCAATTCCTGCTCTTGCTATAAACTCATCTCCACCATGCTGAAAGACCAGTTCTCCACCAGTAAAATCATCATTAAGCAACCAGCTAATGCTAATTTTTCTAGTTGAGGCAATTCCATCACTAATGTCAGAGTGCCAGTTATAGTAGTCACCTTTTTTATATTCGAGATACTGTATATCACCTATATTGGATATTTTGTAGTTAAAAACAGAGTTAAAATTTAACGTATGTTTTTTTATAATATTCCCAACAAAACTATCAACAGGTAATCTCCAACAGTCAACTGATCTTATTCCACTTTGATTAGAATTCACTCTAGCCTCTGTTTTATCACCTATTTCTTTTAGAATTGCTGAATCGCATACTTCTACTATATGTTTCTGAATAATGCCATATTGAGGGTCTAAGCTCATATCAGGTTTATGTTCTTCAAAAAATTTATCTTTCATAGGGTGTATAGTCATATCGTTTCTCTTAAAAAAGCGTGGGTAGGAAAAATCATGAAACCTACCCACTAAAGCACCTAAGGGGGGGTGCGAGGAAAAAATCTAAAAAGGTATTTCTTCAGGTGTTTTATTACCCAATACCTCGTCTACTTTTTCTTTGAACTCCTGCACTTTTGGTGGAAGTTCAGTATTCTTTTTCTCAGGTACGCCATTCATTTGATCTTTAGTATGAAAAGAAAGATTCATGTTACCTGTACTCCAATCAGTATCTTCACTATTATAAGCATATACTTTCAGTTCTTTCCCATCAATAGTTATATTACCCTCAAGAGCATATGTTTTTTCCACAGGTTTACCAGTGTTAAAATCTTTAGGTACAAACATAGTACCTACTTCAGCATAGATTGGATAATAATTACTGGTTACTTGCTCACCCTGAGTCGTTGTTTTAGTGCTAGTAAACTGAGCCACAACAAGTTTTTGACCATATTTAAGTCGTTGCACTTGCTGTTTCAGATCAGTTCTCTCCTGCTCAGAAAGATTATGTTTCCTTAATTGAGATTCCAGCTCGTTTAAGGTCTTATTTTCTCCCTCTTCTTCAGGTTCTATAGGCTCAAAGTTAATCTTGCCTACCCTCATAAGAAGTTGATCTTCTTTAGGGTCTTGTAGTCTGCCATTTTCATATGTTATTTTTTTCATTATTCAAAACTCCTTGATGTTGATTTATTAGTTATTTTGTTTTCTCTACCCTGTAATAGACTTTTTTGGTTTTCTTCTACTGCGCCAGTGCCATCATCATCTTCATTCTTCTCAGTTGGTAATGACAACAATGAAGAGAAAAGACTTCTTTTAGCATAAGTATATGCAGACTGTTTAGACCATATAGACTTATTCTCAGCGTATAAGGTTATCTCAGACGACACAGATTCCATAGTCTTAACATAAGTTATGGTAAGTCTAAACCTACATCTATCTCTATGCTCAGGGTCACTAGAGTTTGGTACTTCAGTACATTCACTTAATAGATCATGTTTAAGAAGTATGGGTTCACAAGTCTTAACAATTATATCTATTGGAATATATTTATTCTTGAAATGACCCTGTTTATCTTCACCAAACCCAGTTTCATGGATTTCTTTTCTAGCATTTAAAAGTGCATGGAGATGACAATTTGCCTGATCTCCTTTCTTGATTAACTCCTTAATTGGAGTATCTTGTTTTATTTGATTGCTCATTATTGTAATCTCCTCGTTAATTTATATATAAATAACTCTTTGTTGATATCATCTATAGGAGCATCTTTAAATAGATCACTCCTAATAAACTCAACCATCAAATAGTCTGCCTTGTTTTGAACACCCAAGTCCTGTTGCATCATGTATCTCGCATCAATGTCTATTGGATTTTTTTGGTGTCTTTCTAAGAATATTCTAAGTATTTTATTGTTGAGAAAATCATCAATCCAATACTCATCATCTCCTAAAAAATTTTTGTAGTATGTTATAAAGTCTTTCATATCAATACTCGTTTATTATGTCAGACACAAACTGTCTAACTTGTCACCCATTATGAACCCATAAAAACTAATTGCAACCATTAATTGACAATATGGGTTATATAAATTATGATTTCTCCAAGCATTGTTTCTAAAGGAATATGCAATAACTAACAATAAACAAAGGATTAATATGCACTTACGAGATTATCTTAATGTAAACAATAAGACATTAGCATCATTCAGTGATGATTGTGGTATACCCAAAACAACTATGTCTAAATATAAATATGGAACTCGAATACCCTCAAAGGACAACATGGTTAAAATTTATCATGTAACTCAGGGTACTGTAGAACCAAACGATTTCTACTTAAAATGAGTTTCACAGCGCTGAAATGGGCTAGTGAGCAGAACACTGGAAACTCTACCAGCAAACTACTGCTGATGATGTTATGTAATTATGCTGATGAGGAGAACACTTGTTTTCCAAGTCAAGATCATTTATCTACTTTATGTCATTGCAACAGGAGAACGATAAATACATACATTAAACAACTGGAGAAGAAGAAGTTTATAAAGATAAACAAGATCAGCAATGGTTTGAAAGTAAACAACATTTACACTATCAATATCTCCAATGAGAAAATATTGCACAATGGAATATCCAATGAGCAAAAAACAACACCCAATGAGCAAAAAACGACAGACCAATGTGCAAATATTGCTCAGTATACTAATATAACTAAACCTCAAAAAACAAGAGAGTTTAAGATTAGAGGTAAAAAAAATAGAAACTTTTTAGCAGGATAAAATATTATGAGCAAATCACCAGTGCCAAGCGCACCCAAACCTAAGAAAGATGCCAGTGGTAAATTAATTAAATCAACCAAGAATGTTTCTCATGGAACATACAGATGCAAAAGGAAACCAAACTCAAAGAGGTGCAAACAAAAATGACAGATAAAAAAAACGAGCTAAAAATAGATGGGATTTACACAGCAAGAGATTTATACACAGATGTTATGGATTTATACGCTGGTAAGACATTCAAACAATATAGTGTAGGTTTCAAAGACCTAGAACCTTATTTAAAGATATTAAAACCAAGTTTCAACATATTCACTGGAACACCAAACTCAGGTAAGAGTTCACTAACACTGGATATCATGATGAGATTAGCTAAAAGCGACAACATGAAGTTTTTGTTATTCTCTCCTGAGAGTGAGCTAGGTGTAAACCTACAGAGGGTTATAGAAAAATATCTACACAAACCTTTTGCGACAGTATTCCCAAACAGAGCCACAGAAGATGAAGTTGTAGAGGCACTGAAGTTTATACAAGAACATTTCTACTTTGTAGACAGAAAAGGTGGACTACCTGATGTTGACTGGATTTTAGAAAGAGCCAAGTTTTGCGTAGACAACTACAGCATAGATGGATTGCTGATAGACCCATACAACGAGCTGAGTCCTATGAGAACCCTAAGAGAAGATGAGCATATCAGTATGCTAATCAGCAAGATCAAAAGATTTAACCGAGAAACCAATACTATAACATTCCTCGTGGCGCACCCAACCAAACAGATCAGAAATGCAGAGGGTAAGTTTGA